CTAGATTAGTTCCGTCATCACCGCAAAACTGAATTATTCCTAAGTTGTCGCCACTTTGAACTATAGTATTTGAACCAATGGTTCCGTTGCGGCTTTTACCAAATTTCAAAATCGGTGAGTTGGAATCATTTCCGAAGCGTGTAATTGACTGAGCAGAAGAATTGCCGGTAGTACCGTTAATTTGAAACTCTGCGCTAGATCCGGCTACTGAAACGCCAGTCTCCGAGCCAAATATAATCCTATCGTTACCAGCGTCTAAGAAAAATCTGTGGGTGTTTAAATCACTTTCAGCTCGAAAATCAAGGTTCTCGCTGTTATCGTTGATCACCGTTTCTGTGGAATTCATGGTGATGCGTTCTTTCATCAGACCCGCCAACCGAGTCTCAATAAGCAACTTTCCGTCTTCTGACCCATCCGTAGGGTCTTCAATAAAAGAGTTTATAAATGCGTAAGGCAGATAAGCTCCCGAAGAATCTGCCCCCAAAAAGCGCATTACGCCTAGATTATCGTCAGCCGCTGGGCTTGCGGATTTTCTAGTCAAATCAAAACGTGGGCCGACACTTGCATCTGCGTCTGTAGAGATCAGAGTAAGCTGTGTCAGGTTGTCATCAGTTTCAATGATTGTAGTGCCATCTACAAACAACGATGGAACAGATAGATCAGTGAACGCATCAACCATCGCGCCGCCAGAACCTGCGCCATCAGAATAAATGGCTTTAGTTTTACCATTAGCAATTGTAATCGTAGCACCAGAACCTTGCTTGATAATGATCGACTGCGACCCACTAGTTGCGTTCTCGATAAACCACAGCTTACTGACCGTATTCGGCCCTATAGTAATGGTACAAGTGCTATCAAGAGTGCCAGTGTATTTGAGAAAGAGAGACCTGCCAGGATCAGTAGCGCCATCAGCAATGGTAGTGGTATGCGTATCCGCATTAGTCGTAATAGCTTCCGTGCCAAAACTAAATGCCTCACCAATCAACTCAAGGTTGGTGTTCGTACTGGTTCCCCAAGTACCTGATTCATCGCCGGTAGATATCTCTTTTAGGCGTAGATCGTTAACGTATGTTGCCATTTAAGCTACCTCATCCCAATTAGGAGTTTGACTGTCCGTTGCATCAGTCCAACTCGGTGTCTGTGTATCTGTAATCGCCGTCCAACTTGGCGATTGTGTGTCTGTAACGGCTGTCCAATTCGGAGTTTGCCCGTCGCTTATCTCGCCCCAACTTGGTACTTGTGAGTCATCTATAAGACCCCAGACGTTAAAATACCCTATCTCCGCTGTTCCAGATACTCCAGTTACCCCAATAACTGCATCCGCAACAACTACATCACCAATCGCTCCAGTGCCTGAGACACCTGTTGGAACGATCGTTTGGCCCAGACCGATAGTAACTGTGCCAACCGCTGAAGTACCCGCCACACCTGTTGGAGAAATAACTGCGCCACCTGTAACAGTGACCGTACCAACCGCACTAGTTCCTTCCACACCTGTAACAGAAGCATTCGCATCTGCGCTAATTGTGGCTGTTCCAACAGCCGAAGTGCCTGCGACTCCAGTGACTGAAACATTCGCATCCGCGCTGACCGTAACTGAGCCAACCGCTCCAGTACCAGCAATGCCAGTAACACTAACATTCGCATCTGACGATACAGTAAGCGTTCCGACAGCTCCCGTTCCTGCCACTCCCGTAACAGAAACGGTAACGCCCGTTCCTTCAACAATCGTAACGGAGCCAATCGACCCCGTTCCTGCCACGCCTGTAACACTGACATTCGCATCCGCAGAAACTGTGACGGAACCAACCGCCCCAGTTGCCGCAACACCTGTGACCTCAACAGGGTCTGCTTGACCCCATGGGCCTTCGCCCCAAGTGCCTCTGCCCCATCCATTAAGGTCTGCCACATATTACTCGCTATGCGATACGAATAATGGCGTTAGACGCATCCGCTGTAGGGAATTGAATAGTAAAATCCCCTGAACTAGATGTTTTATCTCCGCCAAAATCTAATGCACAAACAGAGGGATCACCAGAGGCACTATCATTAAATATCAGTGCGCCTCTTGCGGTAATACTGCTAGAGCTAAACGTCAGATTAGCAAAATCTGTCAGCGCCGTAGTTCCAGAGGTGCTCGGATCTACACGAGTAAGTGCTGCACCTTTAGCCGTATAGCCCGTACCAGAAACTTCATTGGACGTAGTATATGCAGTAGTGCCTGCGCCCAAAGAAGCAGAACTTGTGTACAGCGCAAGATTAAACGTGCTGCCGCCTGAGTTTTTAAAATTATGCACTGCTTCCATAAGTTCTTTTTTAAAAGAAGTACACATTGCAGTCGTAATAGCCATTATAGACTCCTAATTATGTCTGCCATGTCTTTATGGCCCTGACGTTCCAATTCAGCAATTAAAGTTGTTCTATCACTTTTAATTGCTTCTTTTATATAAAAACTTACTGTTGTTTGTACAGATTGCTTAAACGCTTCAGCTTGTTGTGCGATCACTGGGTGGCAATCTCCTCCAACACTTATAATTCTATCAGAAGCAACTTTTGCCCAAAACTCAGGATCATGTCCTTTATCTGTAGTCGTTGTTACAAATACTTCGCCCATCTCCATCTGCGGAGCTTGAATCAACATTTTATTTATCCTTTAGAAATATCGTACCGATATTCGTCTCTTGAACCATAGCCTTGACCTAAGTTTTTAAGACCGTTTACTGCTTGAATAAAGCGTTGTTCATATTGCGCAACTTCTTCAGGAACTTTTAAGAACGTAGCTGCTTCAACTAAAGTACCGTATAACATCGCATCCGGAGCATTATCAGAAAGCCATGTTGTCTCAGATCCTGAAGTCGTAGTCAATGAAGCAGGACGATACTTATAGTGCAGCTCAAACGAATAACCTTGATCTGGAGTAGGTGCCAACATAAAAGTATTGTCATCAAATAATGCGTAATACTTTGGAGTACCTGTTGTTGAAGGATTAGGTGTAAAGTCTCTAATAAAAGAAACGTGTTTATATAACAAGTAGCTGTACACGCTGCTAGAGATTACAGCTAAACTGTAAGGCGCTAAAAAGTCAGTCGGCGTGCTTAAATATGTATTACTGGCGGAGGCAGAACCTGTTACATTTTTTCTAAAAACTGGAAGTTCTACGGCTTTTAAGATCCGCTCTTCAGCTTCTTTAATAAACGTATCTAAATCAGAAACAAAAGTTGTTTCTGCAGTTTCACAGTAATCTTGTACGGTAGATTTTAAAGTCGCTAATGTAAAACTCATGTTGTTTCTACCTCAACTTGCCCGATGCTGCCTGTTGCGAAGACACCTTCAAATTTACTTCCTATAGGATCTACTACACCCAACGGCTGTCCACCAACATTTACTCCACTGGCGGTAGTGTTACTTGGACCAGTTGTAAAGACACGTCCTAGTTCAGACTGCGGTAACGGAACTTCTGGTCTTGCTTGTCGCAATGCTTCAGGATCGGAGGTGTGGTGCGGTGGGTCTAGTTGAGGATGTTTAGGTTCAAAACATTCTGAACAGACTTTAAATCCTGTCCACTCCATGCGTAGCTCAAGATACTTATATCTAAAGCCGCAACGATCACAGACACCATACGAATACTTACCTACCGCAAAGGCCATTAGATATATGTCCGTCTAGGAACCAATCGTAATGAACTATCGTCATCGTACTTAATAGCATTAACTAGATTTTGCTCATACAACGGCTGTAATAATCCTGCCTTTTCGGGGTTTTTCTTTAACGCTAAATTAAAAGCAAGCCCTGTAACTAGGCAGGGAAGAAATCTACTAGGTACGTCAACATCGTCTACAGACGCAGAAATATCTTGAATTCGTTTCCAACGGTAAGAAATAAACTTGTCCGTAGAATTCTCTGGAGCAGGCCAAACGTATAGCTTAGGCGTGATCGTTCTTTCAAGATAGTATTGAGTAACCCTAGCTTGGGTTTCTTTATTGGGAATGTCTAAATAGTCTCCACGATCTATACGATCTATCTGGAAATCTGTTTGAATCCCGTTTTGTGTCCTACGGATAACTGCGTCTAAAATATCAATATCATACTGATTTAAGTCGTAGGTAGTCGTCCCCTGAACTAAATCAAGGGAGACTTGTTCTACTTCCCAAATCTGGATACCTCGGTTAGACCAGTCTGCGAACATAATGTTCATAGACCGTCTGGCTGTTACCCCGTCATATCCGGTACGGTATTCTAGTCCAGCTAGTTCGTAGGCTTCTTCAATCGCATCTGCTGCGGTTAAAGTGAAAGTTCTTGTTCCTGATGTGGCCATTATCCATAGTTCTTCAGAAGTTCTAAAACAATCACATAGCTGTCGTTAGAAGATGCTCCAATGGTGGTCAGGTTTATATCTCCGGTTTTACCAGAACCTGACGTATTCTTGAGTCCTCCAAAAGAACTAAAGTCCATATGGCCATTACTATCTTGAGCTAACCCTAGCGCAAGGGTGTCTGTAGTAGCATCAAATAAAAGCTGTACTTGAGTAAAACCAATAATTGAATGAGTCACCTTTTCTATAAGTACCCCACTACAAGCAGTTCCATCTTCTCTCGTTGCCAAACCACTAACGTCAATCTTAGTTACGGCATCTTCACCAGTACCGTCGCTAAGATTAGTCAGTTGTATGACAGCTTTATGCGTACCATCGGAGATAGTTGTTGAAGTTACTGCATCTGCCATATCAATTTACTCCCGTATTAAGCGTCTGCAAACGGAGTGACGATAGTACCTGATCCAAGGGTCAGACCTTCTATTGCATACTTCGCACTAGCGATAGCCGTAACTCGGATAATACTTCCTGCAAGACCGCCTTTAGTGCTGCCGTTTAACGTAATTACATCGTTAGAAGCTCCAGAAATAAAGGTTTTACCAGTTGCGTCATCTACGCCTGTGTAAACCCCTCCAACAAACTTATCGGTGCCGTCTGTCAAAATATCCATATCAGTAGCAGCTGTTACAACTACGAATGTAAATTGAGCACCTAAATTATTTGTTTGATCTGGGGAAGTTGGGTCGGTAGGACTAGTTGTAACGATTGAGGGCAAAGTAAACTTACCGTCTGCATCATTACAAAGAAGAATCTTACCCGCGTGAGATGCAACAGTTATTGTTGTGTCTGCGGTTAGGCTAACTGTAGCGTTAGTCCCTGCGTTTATAAAACCCGCCAAAGATCTGACTGGGCCAGCAAAAGTAGTCTGTGCCATTATAAATACCTCTTTACGAAAGGATTCGCCCTAGAGTCTTCGTAACGTCCGTCTGAGGCGGTCGCTAGGGCTGTTTTTCTCAGATAATGCGTTTATACAGGAGAAAAAGAAAAGGGGCAACTAGTGCCCCTTTCTTTCGCGATATTACGCAGCTCCAGGAGAGCCGAAAATACCACGCCAGTCGGAGAAGCCAAAGCTGTATCGCTCTCTGGCCTTGTACCGAACATTACCAGTTTCGAAGTCACCTTCCATACTGGTCGATACAGGAGAACGCACAAAGTGCTTCAGACCGTTAGGTACGTCAGTCGTCAGGAAGAACGCATCAGTATCTGTTAGATAATGATTGACGGTGTATCCCTCAGGAACCATACCCATGTTGCGTAGTGCGTTGATATCGTTATCAGCCGTACCAACTCGTCCAGGAGTTTCCAGTAGACGATCTGCAACGAATTGCAGTGCGGTTGGGATAATCAGCTTACGGGCTTGTGCGTTGATCTTTAGACCACGCTCATCTTCGAAAGCTGCGATATCGATCAGCGACTGCTCTAGTGAGGTTTCATTAAGATCCGACGCAGTCGATAGCTCGTTGCGTTGGGTCTCATTGCCTACAGTCGGGTGATCAGTTGCACACAGTTCTTTGCCATCACCACCAACAAAAGAAGAACTAAACGCATTGTTCAATACGTTCGCGCCCTTAATGTTTTTAGTGGTCATCATAGAACGAGCAAGTGCTCGCGTATAACGTGAGGACAAGGTGTCGTACAAATTATCTTCAATAGCTTCTTCAGTCAATGAAAAAGCCAAAGCGATAGTTTCATGCGAGTACCGTGCAGTAAAAGATTCTTGTGCGGTGTCATAAGTAACACCAGAACCTTCAAACTTTACAGGAGCTTCGCCGAAGCCAGTCAACATTACCTCTTCTTCAAAAGCTCGTTCTGAAGTTTCGGTTTCGAAGATTTCTTCGTACTCAGCGTCGTAGCGATCATACTCTAGTCCGAAAAGAGCATGAAGGCCAGGAACAAGCTCTTTTACGAGTTGCGCTCTATTAATAGCCATTAGTTACTCTCCTTCGACTATACAGCGAATACGTTAGTTGGGAACGAAAAATACCCACGAGCATTAGCACCGATGCTATTGCTTGGGGAATCTACGAACCTATTCAACAACGCTATTCCGCTACTTGTTGTCGCTGTTACACCTTCTTTGGATCGACCATTGTTAGTGCTACCAGCGGTAGTAGTGATAGTATATTTACTACCAATGAAACTTACGGCAGGAGTACCTGCTGTAAATTGTGCTTCATACACGATTGCAGGATCGGTATACACATACGCTTCTGCGTCAGCACCGCCTAGCGTAGCTAGGTCTGCTGTCCACATATTAGAGTATGTAGGTGTACCGTCTGTTGCGGTGTAGAAAACGCCAGCAAAAACTCCAGCAGGAGTTCCTGTAGCAGTGCCTTGGATAACGTACCCAGAAGAAAGATTGACTACATCTCCAGTAAAAATGGAGGCGTTGGTCGCACTTGCAATACGCAATTTCTGGGGACGAATCGTTCCACCATAAAGGTGGTAGGCTGGGGTGAACCCGTTAGGGGCGTCAGTATTAGCCATGATTTAGTCCTCTAAGGAAATAATGAATTAATCCGTAGCCTTTGTGGGGCTTCCGAATTCCACTTTAGTGCTTCTCCGCATGTCGCTTTGTCTCAGCGGCATTCTTGGATCGGCCTCTCGCATCAAATCATTATCAACACCTTGAAGTTGTTCCGCAGTCTTACTGTTATAGTAATAATTACGTTCTTCAACGGTCTCTTCAGGAATTTTAGCGAGAATAAGACCACCAACACCTATCACACCAGCGTGTTTACCGTCCTCAATCGTAGGAGCATCAAAATCTGGATGATCTTCTGCTCTTACAGGCTCGAATCCTTCACGAATACGTTTAGACATATTCGCTCGGTCATCATGCCCACGGACTTCTGCACGAACCCACCTGTGTTTATATCCAGGAGGGGCGGTAGGGGCGTCTAACATAGATGGCGGTTGCCAAGGTTTACGGCGAGTTTTCTTTTCTCGTGTTTCAGCAGACCTGGAGGTACGATCTGTCATTTTCATCTCCTATACAAACTTTGCGTACTCTTCTAGAGGCACACCTATTCTTTTAGCAATTGCTATTTGTGAAGGTGTGAGTTTTACACTGCGTGCGCCTTTCTTTACAGAACCAACACCACGGCTGGCACCTGCTACAGAAGATTGCACGTTTTTCGTCTCATCGGCGAACTTTTGTGGAAAGAGGTCTCTCATCTCTGCATCTACCCGTTGGTAATAATGCTTGGAACTAGGAGGTACTCCTTCCTTAACTAACTTTTGATGAATCCCCATGGCAGCATATGTCATGCCTTCGTCTTCACCAAACCAACCGTTCTTTTCAGCCCATGCTTCCGCACTAGCGTCTGGAGCAGCTGGTTGTATATTCCGTTGCGGCATTTCAGGAACTTGCACTTGTTGAGGTGCGTTTTTCTGTCGTGCTACTAATCTTTGGGCATTTTGCGCTTCGTAAGAAGTTTTAGCAACCGCTTCTGTAGCTAACGCAATAGCTTCAGCATCGCCAAGTTCTTGAGCTTCTTTAAGTGCCCTACGCGCTCGCTCCTTATCCAGTTCAATACGTTGAGTATACTCATTAACTAGAGTTGAATCGGAGGAGTGTAACTTAGTTTGAAGTTGGTTATTGTGCTCAGAGATTTTCTTAGCAAACTCAATCGCTTCTTCTCTCTGGCGTTCAGCTTCGCGCATACGATAAGTTAGCTTATCAATGCGTTTTTTAACGCCATCACTGTATTCTTCTAATTCATCAGAGTTAGAAGCAGTTTCTTCTGGAGCAGACATATCAAAGTCTTGCGCAGGTTCCTGCAGAACATCCGCCTCTCTAGAATCGACTTCCTCATCAGGAAGTATCAGTTCAATATCTTGGGATTCAGCCATTACATATCACCTTATTGCAGAATATCTTCTGGATTATTTACAGTAGCTAAAATTTCGTCATCGTTTAAAAGACGCATATCGCCTCCGTCGATGTTAAACCTAGCTCCTGCGTAGCGACCAAAAATCACCCAATCACCCTCTTCACACCAAGAGCCATCAGGAAATTTATCTGGATCGGAATAAGCATCTGGGCCTTTTCTTACGACAAGCCCTACTACGGTAGCTATCCGCTCTTTATCAAGAGTTTGTTTAGCTAACATAATGCCGCCTTTTGTTTTCTCTGGAGGAGTAAACGGCAGAATTAACAACCGATACCCAGTAGGGTTCGGCAGTTTATCTGTATGAGCTTCATAATTTTCAGAGGTTATACTTTCTTTAGCAGGTTCTAACGGCGTATCAGAACCAAAATTAAGAACTCGTTCTGGAGTAGCTCCTATGCTACTTAAATCAACGTCTTCAGTCGTCTTCGACATCTTCCATCCTTCCATGCAGGGTAGTTATTTCTTGTTCAGCGAAATTAAGCCCTGAAATTTCACCAACAATACGTTGGTACTGAACAAAGTCTTGTGCGCCACCAGTGGCGAGAGTCTGCGCGAGATCTTCTTGTCTCTCGCGCAGCTTGCGAAGTAAATACTCCGAATATTTTATAAAATCCATTAGTTAACGTAGCTAGTAAAATCTAATCCTTTAGTAGCTGCGCCAGTTCCTTTCGTCTTTACTTTTTTACCAGGAATGCTGATAGTTTTTTCTGCCAGCATCGTAGCTTTTGCGAAACCTTCGTTAGAAGGTTCTGGGATTGACGGTTGGACTCCTGCCTTTTGAGTTTTAGGGGACGGATAAGGCATTTCCGTGTTTCTAAGGTTTCTCATTTTTTACCTTTACTACGAGAACGAGTTGAACCGCCGCGCTTCATTTTCATCGGCATTTTCTTAGCGGTCTTACCGCCCATGCCCATTTTCTTAGGCATCTTTTTGTTCGTTTTGCGTCCTGGCATTTTAATCTCCTTCGGCGTACAAGTTATTAAACGTAATGTTCGGATCCATGTAACTATCGTCAATTTCCGCACTATGCACGTGTTGACTAGGATAAAAGTCCGGTGCTCCCGAACCTGTCTCCCATAACGCAGGGTTGGTCGCTCTTACACGATTGTTAGGCAACGCTACAATATTGCCTGTCCATTTCCCTGCATCAGTTAGCTGAATAACATGACTCTGCTTATGTTGTGCAGGATCATCAGCTATATCGTTTCCTGTATAATCCACAGTAAACAAATACTTCCCTGTATGGAACTCGCTATCTATCTTACACAGCCAAGGGCTAGAAGATACACGATCCATAACAATAACCTCATGGTCTCGGGAACTACAATCCCAAGGCTGCGCTAGATGAGTTGCCATTGATTCAGGCATCTCATCAATCATCGCGTCAGCAACTAAAGCGGTAATAGGCATCCTAGCCCACATCGCTCCCCCATGAAGATTTTCAGAATCTTCCTCCTCATTCAATTCGTACCCTGTAAATACGACTTGAAAGGATAAACATCTATCTGGGATAGTGTTTACCGCAATAGCTATTGCATGTAAATACTCTCCGTGATACTGTAGATGATTATGTGTGTATTCTTTTCTAACCCAACAATTGAAATGTGGAATATTACTTATTAAGTGTGACACTTAGTCCCTTTCCTGTGACTCCCGAACAATCTTTGCAATCTCAGTTAAATTCGAATCTACTTCTCTATCGTCGCGCATCTCTGCTTGCTGTAGATCAGAAGCTACACGGATGTCTGTTTGTTGTTCTTGAGATTCAATACGCTCTCTTTCCAACTGCGCTTTACGCTCAGACTCTCTATCACGCTGCTTGAGTTTTTCGAACTCTAATTCCATCTGTTCTTCGAACATCTGGCGCTGAGGATCTTGCTGCTGTGCGGCCATCGCTTGAGCAAGAGCTTGTTCTTGACCAGTAATCTGCTGAGTCGCCTGAGCAGCTGCCATGGCAATTTGGCTTTCTGCTTCTGGAGGTAACTGTGGCATCTGACCATCTGGCCCTGGCTGTGGCAGCTGGATACCTTGTTGAGTCAACATTTCTTCCACTTGAATGCGATATTTCAGAGCTTGGTGCTGTTGAATATGCGCTTGAAGTGCGCCCATCGCTTGTGGGTTCTGCTGTGTTTGAGGATTTTGCATAAACGCCATATGTGCTTGGACGTGGGCGTCATGATTTTGTTGAATGAACGCTTGTAAAGGAGCACTCATCAATGCGTCCATATTTTCTTGGACGGGGTCTTTAGGCGCAGGGGCCATATCAGGCATTAAGATATCATCGATATCTTTAATGTTCAGTGCGATATACATCTTGCGAAACGCTTCTTTCAGATTATGGATCTGAGGTGCACTCTGAGCCATCTGAAGCTGGGTCTGCGCTAAAATAATGCGCTGCGTCGTACTAAAGATATTAGGGTCGCAAACAGGAATAACGTCTACGCTATTGTTGAAGTCTTCAGCAAATACTGTCTGCTGTGCTCCTTGTACTTGGTACGGATACTCAGGCGGTAAATACTCGCCGAATAATCGCTTTAAGATTTTGAATTCGTTACGCTGCGCGTAATGCAATCGCTTATGGATTGCAGAAATAACTTTCTGGCCTTTTTCCAACAACGCAACGGTAGTGCCTACAGGCGCGTTAGAATTAGCGTCACCTGTTTGATTATCCATTACAGACGCAAACCGCTGTCCAGACTCTACGAGTAACCCTAATAGCTGCGCTAAAGTTGCGCTAGGTTCTTTATAGGGGAGAGGCATAAAGGAATCGCGGATAGTTCCTCCAGGAGTATCTACGTCACGCCATTCTCCTGGTTGTACGGGATCATCAGACCGCTGGATATTTAATCCACGAGCTTTAAAACCAGCAGGTAAATTTGCTAAGGTGCCTGCGTCAATTAGTTGACGTAAAATAGCTGTAGCTGATTTAGTTACGCCGCCAATCATGTGGATTAGGCCGAAACCGTAAAAACCTAATCCTGGAAGAAACTTGTAATGCGTAAAGTATTCAATCTTTTTACGCATAGGATCAGTTTCTTCGTAGTTTCTACGAACTGATAAAACGCTATTGTTATCTTTACAGATCGTTACGATATACGGAATAGCTAACCCAGTAGGTTCTCCATCGTTATCTGTATGTTCAAAGCCTTCGATATCTAACTCAACGTGAAACTCAAGCAGAGTATAGTCATGCTGATTTCCAGTACGAGATACGCCGTCTAGCTGATCAATCTTTTGCTGTACCGAATCACTGTCTTCGGAATAAGACGGAGGATTCATCTCCTCGTCTATATAAAAACCACTGAGCTGTAGTTTACGAAGATCATTTTCTGTCATCGTTAAACGATGCGTAATACGGGGTGATGTATGTAAATCTGTGGCGCTATACGGAACAACTAAATCTTCAGCTTTAATAAACCTAGAAACAACACGACCCATCGTAGGATCGTAATAACATTTCTTAAACGCAGAACCTGCTAGTGGTAAAAAGAACAACATCTGATCCATTTCAGGATCGTATTCGTCCATTTTGTACATCAGCTGATAATTCATAAAATCCTTAACGCGATTAGCTTGCATCGCTTTAGGATCGTTAGACGCGCCCATTATCTTTGTATCTACAGGGCCGTTAGCTGGTAGAAGTTCTTTATACGCTTGTGCTTGAAAATGAGTAGCCGCTTCAGCTAATACAGGATGGTATACGCCGCTTGCACCTTCAAACGGTTCGCTACGAGGGTCATTTTCGATACCTAGTAGCTCTAAACCGTCTTTAAATGTTTCGTACCAATTTT